AGGAGCCTCTTTTGCATTTCTAACAGCGTCAAGTGAACTGTCACTTTTTAAACGACCTTTTGAATTCGATGACCTCCAGACATTAACCAATGTACCTAAATCTAAATCGTCCACTGGTTTCGTCGCGAAGTTCATAAACTCATTAACTTCAGAATCATTCATTTTGTAAACATTACGTAGTTCACTTACCGTGCTATTCAATACGACCCGCTCATTCAGAGCGGACATTTGAGCCGATACAGCCGAATTAACAGATTCATGCTCCTTCTGAGCACGAAACTTATAAGACGGTGAATCAGGCTTGTAATAGGCATCCCAAGGATTAAACTCTTCCTCAGAAAGTGAAATGCTAGTTGATTCTTGGTTTCCAACACCAGCACCATTGTTAGGTTGACTGACTCGCTGTTCCGCTATGCGTAACAAGGCATCTTCCATTTTTTGCTTTTCATATTGAGTCTTGTCATACATGGACTGGAATTTCTTAGCTTCTCCTTTCCAGTCAATATCCGAAATCTCATTTTCAACCTCACCAGTCTCTACATTGTCATATACAGACTCTTCACCGGAATAATCCGGTTGTGTGGCATCAGATGCACCCAGATTCGCTATCATTTCACTACCACCGGCATTTTGTATTTCTTCAAATACTTGGTCAGTGGTTTTAGCTTCGGCTTCTAAAGACATATTACTATTCCTTTCTACAATGTCTCGAACATATCAGGAGCAGAACCTTCTTCACCCATTCGTGATTTAAATTTCTCCGCTTCGAGCTTCACTGCATTTGTTATATTACCAACTTGTACTTTTCCTTTTGCCTCTGCATCCGCCTTGACACCTGCGAGTTTAGATTTAAACTTTTCAACCTCAACGCGCTTACGGTCAGATACGGATTCCCTTTGAGCTGTTTGAAGGTCACCCTCCAAAACTTTTACCTGTTCTTCCATTTGTTCAACAGATTGACGGAGTTGTGCAATTTCGCTCATTCTTTTAATCACACCCTCCTTATCAAATATCTCAGGATTTTTCTTTAATACTTCAATTCTATCTATGAGTCCCATTTGGTACGCCTCCATATAAACACCCAACTCTGCCCATTTACTTGTCGGCAATGTAGAGCCAGGTTGTATACTCACATCATGCTGACCAATATTATAACGGTCTTTAAATATGTCCTCAACAGCAATAGTTACATCATCATAATAATTAATCATAACTTCGGTAATATTGTTATTCGGCTGTGCCAACCTGAATATACGTTTATATGTATAATGTCCTTTGGCCATATTATACATAACCTTACCAAGTCTTGTAATACTGAACTCTATATCACGCAACTTAGATTTAGGTCTCTCAGAGCCAAGTGCAACCATACGCTCTGTGCCACGTACCGTTTCAGGTGCCTTATCAGGTATACCATGCATAAGTTCGGGCAATCCAAACGCAAAGTCAATATAGAACTCGCATGATTGAATAAGACGGTAAAACTCACCAGCTAACTGTGTTGGTGCAGGATAGTGAGGCTCTCCCTGTGAATTATCAATCTCAATTACAGCATTTGGATTTGCCCAATCTTTCTCCAACTGGGATATGTCATCTACACTTCCCATTGGAACCAATAATTTCAGACCCGCTGAAGCCTGTGCATGAGATAGAGCAAGTGACCAAAGCTTATTTAAAAGTCGCTGCATTGGTCTGGCTCTTGATATATCAGACCTCGGATAAGGAGTTCCCGTATATATATTCAATAACGGTATAATAGGATAAACATCTGTATTCAATACAGATTCATATAAAACAATCTCACCAACAGAAGCACAAACTTTTACACGGGTCTGCAATACTTCTTCAAATTCAGCCAATCCCCTTTCGAATACGTCGGGGTTTTCTGATAGAAAATTTTGAAATTCTTGTTCATTTAATATAATCTCAGAATTATCGCGAGCATCTACAATGCGATAAAATGGTATTTTTATCTTATAAAATCTTTCAAGTATCTGGTACTTTTCTGCATAAAAAGAATCCTTATCCTTTACTTCAGCTGGTGTAAAAGTAGTTTGAGAATTCTTATTTTGAGAAGATGGATAATCCTCATCATCACCATATGTCGATATATCATTTATAATACCAGGTATTATTTCACCACTCTGCTCATCTATCGTATCACCAATCTCGGGATACATATTGATAATCTGCTCACCAGTAAGAATTGTAGATAGGATAATACTATCGGCATCGTCAAAAAATCTGTCACGGGTTGAAGAAGGAGCATAAACACGGAATGGATTAACAGATGTAAACTTAACATCGCCACGACCAAAGTCAGCTTCACCATCAATATAAATATATAAATACCCGGCACCAGTCGTGGAATAATCATGAATAGCCTGTTTCATATGCATGTTACCATTTGATATATCCCATACATATCCTAATATAGTCCGCCATATCTTTGAAATCTGTGTATCTGAATCTTCACGTGGAATTACAGTGAATACGGGAGTTCTGGAAGTGAGCATAGCTTTAAGCTTATCAATAGCTGGAGCAACCCTATCCATAGGCACGGCAGCCTGATTACGACTTGCCATCTCTACGGCTTCCTCGCTGGTATAATGATTACCGTAGAAAAAATCTATATCTGCACGAGCTTCATTATCCCAATCCTGTCTTGAATCTCTCCATTCGCGATATAATTCCTGACTAAGCTCGGCGCGTGGGTCTATATCAATCATAGCTATGTTGCATATAATACGCTATAAAAATATATAAATCAAGGCTTTTATTCATTATTATTTAAATTCTTGAGCCAGTAACCCAATTATACAGTTTTGACTTGCTAACTGCACCAACGCTCTTCTTCTCAAATTGTTCCATACTAATTTTAGCGGACTTAGGAGGGTGAGCAAAATAGTCAGCATAATACAAACCATCCATAAGGTCGTCATTCCTTTGAAATGGATGCTCAAACATTTCATCAACAATCTCAGTCATATTCTTACGAATGTATAATTTCTTGGTATTTACTATCTGACCAAGAGATGTTTCAAGCCTGTCCTTCTTATTAATACCGGGAGGAGGTTTAACTCCCTTAAATATCCCAGGCAGTATCCTTTTATCATCTGCTGCCATTCTAGAAGTCATATCACGTGCCATTTCCTGAGCGGCAACTGTTTCTATTGTAACACGCTTTACGGGATAATATTTACGGGCATATTTCAATATCTGTTCCGGCATATCAAATGTAGGTATACGCTCACGGTAATAATCTACAATATATCGATTCTTATTAGAATCTATTGCCATAACCATAATAACCTGATAATCAGAAGTTTTTGTTGCAGTAGCGGCAAGGTCAACGCCCATGTAAATATGAACTGGAACCATATCATCATCGATACGCAGGTATGCAAATTTGCCTTTTGACTCAAATACAGCATTATGATACTGGATTCGGTCAATCTTGAACGCAGCTTCTGAAATATCTCTGGCATCATTCATATACTCCTGTGCATATTTATTAACTAATCCAGCTTCTATAAACTCCTGTTTCTTCTTCTCCAGTTTTTTAATTGGAAATTGCTGATTCCATATTGCTACTCCATCTTCAATAGCACGGTGAAAATTCAAATCCCATGGATATTCACGGCCTTCACGGTCTGCATCCTTTTTACCATCAACTATCATTTGCAGAAAACTATCGTAATGAACAATTGTGCCAGCTAACCATATCCAGCCCTCATTGCCAGGAGACTCTTCCAATGCAGGATATACCGTAGACACCACCCATTTCTTGATTTCTGACCGTCTCTCGGGTGTTTTAGTATTTAACTCGGACTCGAAGTCGTCTAAAATAATTCCAGTGTACCTTACGTCGATTTCAGTACGTCCACGCAATTTCTGACTGGTACCCTTAGCAATGACACGGTCACCCTTTGCAGTGACTATATCCTTTTCAGTCCACCGATTACCTACTATATCACCTGCAAGATTCCCAAAGTAATAACGAATTTTAGGATTATTTTCAAAATGTTCTTTAATATATTTCAAATGGTCAATAGCCTGACCCTGTTCCTCAGCTACCCATGCAATAAATTTTCTTGAATCCTTTTCCCCAAACAGCATCTTATGCATAATAGCAGCCTTTGCAAGAATTGACTTACCAAACCCTCTGGGAAGAATATTACATATACGTGCTCCCGGCTCGGTGCTTATAAGTTTTTTACCAATATATGAATGAAAGAACGGTGATTTACTCTTATCCAGAAAATCTCTAGGCAGAAATGCCCTGCCAAAGTACAACAAGTCACTATAAGAACTTTTAAGTACCTCATCGTCTGTTTTTATCTGAGACGGTGATTTACCTATGTTAAACTTTTTCCGTCCCAATTCTTTCTCTACCAATTGATTTGTACGGCATTATTTTCCTTTCGACGTTTTTTCAGCACCTGTCTGTGAGTACTCCCGTTTGTCTTCAAGTATAAGTTTATAAGTCTTTTCTTTCTCTTTCTCTCTTTTGCTTTCTTGTTCGGCATAAGAATACACTATCTCCTTGCTTTCATCCGATTTATTTACAATCCATATATCAAGCCAGTCTCCAAACCAAGAACTAGTATTTAATTGTTTATGATAGCCCGACATTATCGTTACAGTCCTTTGTATTGGGATGAATCAACTCATCATCATAATTATATACGGTACGGCAAAAACGACAGTAATAAAGATTAGGTTCCCCAAGATTATCAAGAATAATATATTTATCATTAATTGTCATTGTATTATCACATACATCACAAATATCCCTCATTGTGCTCTGGAACCGAAATAGATTCATAGGTATGCCGCTATACATCTTTTTCTTCAACATGAGCTATCATCCTT